TACTACAGTATTGACTTATACCACATACACTACAGTAATTGCTTCGGCTACCTCTCTTACGATAACTGGAGCCTCGAATATAGATGGTCAAATAACTATTGAGGGGTATTAATTTTAAAAATAAAACAAAATGAAAAAACAAAATTCAAATTTTGGAAAGCTGAAAAAAGCTGACTTTTGGAAAGGTCTTTTAATGGCTATACTTTCAAGTTTCACAACTGCTTTAGTCAGCATCTTTGCAAACCTAAGCGATTTAAAAGCGATTAACTGGACTTATGTATTAATCGCCGGAGGTGTTGGATTCTTAGCTTATTTGCAAAAGAATCTATTCACAAACTCTGATGGGGAGATTTTGAAAAAAGAAAAATAAATCTACTAAATATTGCAGTCATGGGTAATGATTTTGAAAAAATGACAGATAACATACTGTCAGACGAAAAGGGTGCGGTTCCTACAAGTATTAAGCAACTTGCCATAGCGCTAGATTCTTTCTTCAGTCGTAAAAATGAAGAAGAAACATCACGTCATGAGCAGATTTTGCAAGCGTTAAGTAGTCATCAGCAATCTACAAAAGACAGTTGTAAACTTTGTAAAATGGACGTAGATAAAAAGTTTGAAGCTATCGATATAAAGTTTGAGAAAATAAAATATGTATCGTTTTTCAGCGAAAACCCAAAGGCTGCAATATTAATGATTATCGGAATAGCTGCTTTGCTATTTAGCGGACTTGAAAATATTTACTCTAAAATACTTGATTGGTTATGAAACTAACAGGAAAACCTCTTGAATATCTTATTGCCCTCGTTAAGCATTACGAGGGATTGCACGACGGTGATTTGAAAACTATCGGACTACAGCCAAAAATGTGCCCTGCTGGATATTGGACTGAGGGTTATGGTATAGTTATCACCGATAGCAAAGGAAAGATGCTACGTGGTTCTGATAATAAAGCATTGGCGTATAAGTATTCTAAGATAAAAACAGAAACGCAAGCAATTGAAGCATTACTTCCAGCATTAGCGACTCGTGAATGGTTTATCGAAAAGCTAGGATTGAAAGCAAATGATTTTCAAAAGGCTTCCTTAATATCAATGTGTTACAACATAGGTTCGGGGAACTTTCAAAAATCATCGCTATTAAAAGCAATACGATCCGGTGCCTCAAAATCTGAAATTGATATTTGCTTCCGAAAATGGAATAAATCAGGTGGCGAAATACTTCCAGGACTAGACAAACGCAGAACGTGCGAAAGCTATTTATATCTTATAAATGAACTGAAAATATTTTAATATTATGATAAAGCTAAAAGAATTATTCAATAAATACAAGCTGAAAATAGTAATTGCATTGCTATTTATCTTTGCTTTTACGATTGGATTTACAGTTATTCGTATTGATAGTTGCTCAACTAAAAAAGTATTGACTAAGGTTGATAACGCCATTGTAGCCGATTTCAGAGCATCTATTGTTGATTCGGTGCGAACGGCTGAGTTATGGAAGAAAAACGCTGAGATTGACAGCATGAAAGCACAAGAGGCAAAGAAAACGATTGCTGAACATAATATTGCAGTGTATTGGGAACAAATCGCAAACAAACGTGGAATATCTGCTACTAAACAAAAAAATAGAGCCGATAGCTTGGCACAGTACGCTGGTGAAGATTGTAAACCGTTTTTAGATGAATATCGACAGGCAAATGATTCTCTCAAGTCTGAAAATGTTGCACTTGACAGCACAAATTTAAAGCTAAACATTGAAGCGGAAAGCTATAGCCGGCGATTGTATTTATGCGAGCAACAAAACGTAATTAAAGATACAATTAACGCTAGTAAAGTGCGATTGATTGCTACCAAGGATAATACTATTGCCGTACAGAAGAAATCCCTCAATAAAAAGGAAAGCATCTTCAAAAAGGCTGAGAAATGGTTTTTCGGTGTAGCCGGGGCAGTAGGAGCTATACTAATTTTAAAGTAAACTTGTTTTAAACTTATATATTAGTCATATCGCGAAGTAGAGCAGTGGTAGCTCATTGGGCTCATAATCCAAAGGTCGTCGGTTCGAGTCCGGTCTTCGCAACAGAGTGGTTTTTGGTTATGTGATTTTTTCATAGTATTTAGTTTAATTGTTAGTAAAAAGCCCCGTTGTGAAACGAGGCTTTTTTTATTTACTATCATTCAAAAAATAAATAGCATTCCAATCGGATCCATTAAAATCACATCTCGGACATGATTTAGTTCTGAAATCTTTCACGTGGTAATCTGTTTTACAAATAGGACAAGTCATATCGTTTATTTTAAATACTCTTTCAAAACATCGATTGCTCTTCCGACACTCCGCACAATAACATACTTGCTTCCGCATGCTTCTGCCTGTTCTTGGAATTCTTTTTGATCTGTCGATTGTTCGCCTGTTGAAGTTTTAAACTCCATTAGAAGGCTTGCAAATCCTTTTTTTGGAATAAGACATATTACATCAGAAACGCCACGCTTCAATCCTTGGCGTTTTAGATTAATCGCTTCAAGTTTATTCCGGGATCCACCGTTTGGAACAGCAAACAAAAGTTTATCCGGAAGAGTAGGGAAGAAGGTCGGAACTACTTTGAAAAATTCGGTTTGCATGTCGGTTTCATCGTGGCTAATCTTTCGTTTTGATTTAGCCGGTTCTGAAGCTTCTTTTTTGTTTGTAAAGCATAGATAACAAGCATACCCTTGAGTAGTTTCTATTAATGATACTGTTTGTTTTCCGCAAACAACACATGTTGGTTTATTCGTTTTTTCCATAATATCTATTTGCTCCTATAACATCGAATTTCAGTACTTGATTATACAATTTATCTTGTCGGGTTCTAAATTGAATATTGTCATCATGATGTTGGTGACAGCTCCTACACATAATCACTAAATTCAGACTTTCAGTGTACCATTCCGGCCAAATACTTTTCGGTAGCAAATGACACAAATCATCTGCCGGACGACCACATATTACGCATATTTTTGGTTGTAGCTTTTTGATGCTAGACAAGGCTCTATTTCTCAAAGATTGCTTTGAACTTACGTTCTTTATTTTATTCATCATAAATCTTCTTCAATTTTTTTAAACTTACCGAAGTAGGCCTCAAGTGCATGTTTAATATCAGTCAAGATTGTATATCCTCCTTTTTTGTACCTCCCTAAGGAAATAATAATTCCATTATCAGGAGATTCATAAATTAATACAGCAGCTTTAGTTTGCAATCTGTCGACAGCTGCTTTCAAAATTTCTTCGTCTGTCATTTCTGATATTGGAAGATTGCGGAGTTCTCTAATGTTTCTCATCTTATTACTGCTCTTCTATATTGGTGAAATCGATAATAAACGCTGTCAAGTAGCTTAAGCATTTTATCGGTTGTAATCTTTTCTTTCGAAAGCTTTGGAGCTTGTTTTATTACTTTAAAATATGGATTTACATACGTTGTATCGACATAAATCAGTCCGGCAAACTCAGGAACTTCATCAACTGAAATAAGATGCCTAGGGACTACGTAATAGAAGTAATTCACACGTTGCCCGGATTGTAGTACTTCAAACTTCTTTTGATTTGCTTTCGAATAAAACTTTGTTTCTTTCTTTGCATCTGATTTGAAATCAGCTCGGGATATTTTCACTTCGTATTCGTACAAATATCCCGATTTTGTTAGTTCGATAATATCACATTCCCAATTTCCAATATATGTGTTTGGGAAAATCTTTGCTTGAGGTTTTTCCCTTGCACACCTATCAATAAACCATTGAATTATTTGATTTGCGAATAGCTTTTCATCCACAAACAAATTAGAATTTCTTCCTACTGTTCCCATACTTATTTCCCTCTATTTCCACGCCTAACAAAGCGAGGTTTAAAAATTGGTTTTGGATAATTGATTAGCGGCTTGCGATTAAAATATATCGGCTTATCGTCTAACTCAAGTTTGCAATCGCTATCATCGCAATAATCTTTGAAATGGAAAGGCTCGCATTCATCGGCCATACTTTCTAACACCCTATTATCTTCATGTAAATCGGATATTTTTCCCTCAATTATAAGTATACATCCACTCTCTTCAATTGCATGCCTTACAGCGTATAATCCTGCAGCATTTGACCCAATTATTATAACTCTTTGATTATGCATACTATTCTACGCAAGATGGTCCAAAAGGTTGACCACATAGTCCACAAATTTGAATATCATAATTCCAAAGGCCTAGTTGTCCTTTTACACCGGTGATTGGAGTATCGAATAAAATAGGGTTAGCAATTACATAGTGATATTGTCCTTCAACCGCCCAAATAGAAGGGTGATTTTCGACACAATCAACTATTTCAACTGAGCCTATAATTGCTGAATAAATAAAAATATCCTTTTTATAATCAGGTTTATTTGTATCTACTTTTTTATTTATATCCTTCCATTGAGCCGGAGTAAATGCAAGGTTTTCTCCTTTGAAAAAAATATCAGGTTTTGCACTCGCATGTATCAAAATACGCCCTCTAAAATGGGTTCTACGTGGACGGTTTTCAATGGGTTTTATTCCTTGAACGAGCAAATATGCCCATGGTTGTTTTACTGATAATACTTTCATTTTGCTTCCTCCTCTCTGATTACTTCTTTGATAATCTCTTTGCTGAAATTTAGTCCATCCTTTTTGCCATCAAAATAAGATTGCAAACTAATAAGGATGAGCCCAACGGACAGCAAAAATACTCCTACACCTAAATAAGGCTTTTCAAATCCAATTTTAAATGGATGAATACTGATATTAATTCTCGATACAAATACGAGTATGAGAATAATGACAACTGAGTAAATAATTATTGATTTCATAGTGGTTATTTGAATAGGTTATAGTCTCTGTTTACGTAAATCTCATTTTTCAAGTACTCCCTACTTAATTTAAGTTGAGAAAGGACTGAATCCTTGTAATAAACCTTGCAACCGGTATTTTTAAGCAGATTTTCAATATTGGTTACAAAATAACTTAGCTGCTGAATCGGGTATTTTTGCCCTGATAGCAACCCGATTTTGAATAAATTACAGTATGAATATGACTCAAGAATCATCTCGTAGCTGCTCTTAAAATCAATTACCGGCTCAATACTAGCAAATATTTTGAACCCTGCTTCGTGAAGCTCTCTCATAGCTTCTATTCGTTCAGAATTAGTGCTTGCATTGGGTTCTAATTCGTCGTGTCCTGTAAGTGTAAAGCCGATAGCTAATAATGGTTTCCATGAATCATGCATATAATCAATAATTTGATCAACCCATTTTCCTACAACCTTAGTAAGCATTTTTACAGGAACATCATTTTCCATTGCGAGCATTATAGATTTCCACGTTAAATCGAAGCATTCATCTAGCATTGGGTCACTTGTAAATGTAAAGAATAGTCCGTGTTTACGAAGGTCTTCTATATTTATAAGTAATTCCTTTTCAAATACTTCTAAAGCATGAGCTTCGTTTCTAAAGCATTTCTTTAATTCGGGTTTATCTCCTCCCAAAATAGCTGCTCCACGACCTTTTTTCAAATAACAGTAAGTACAACCGTTGCTGCAACCTACAAAAAAATTACATGCCCAGTACGAATATTCTCCGGCTTTACCTGATGGGTTGTAAATTGATTTTCCTTTAAAGTTTGTCATAACATTGGTTTTAATTCACTGTAAAATACACTCTCTTTATCTTCTCGTTCGCTGGCAAAACATGCCGGCTTAGTTTTTCCTTGCGGACAGTGAGCGCCTTGCTCTTTGAAGTGGCAAAGAACACACCCGAAATTGGCTATATTTTTTGCAGGAATACACGAAACACGTGTATCGTTTATTTTAATACGTTTTCCTACTGGTAAATTGATGAATTGTCTAAGCATAATTGTTAGTGGTTTATTATGAAGTGTACTTATCCGAACACTGCACAAAGAAGGGTGAATACTACAAGGCAAATTAATGTTGCATTGACTTGATGTCTATCGCGTTCGTCAGCTTTGCGCTGCGCTTCGGTTTCGAAGAATCGTTGTGTTTTCATGGCACCGGTATTTTTGAAGTTATTAATCGAACATATTTGCAATTAAGTCTATAGTGCTTTCGGGTATCGCTTCCGAGTCGCCCATTATAGCACTGGCAATTCCTTTTTTAGTTTGTATTATTTGATATACTTTTTCATCAATGGTATTTTTTCCGGATAGGTACCTGCCTATTACGCTGTCTTTTTGTCCAAGGCGGTGCGCTCTATCCTCGCACTGGCAACAATCGGCATCTGTCCACGGGAACTCGATAAACAGTACATCGGAGCTCGCTGTAAGCGTAAGACCTACTCCAGCCACTTTTATGGAGCAAATTATAATATTTGTTTTATCATTCCGTTGAAAGCTATCTACAGCGCGTTGTTTTTGTTCCTGATTCTCACGTCCGGTTACTGATACAGAAGTAGGGAAAGCGTGTTTTAATTGGTCTACAACGATATGAAGTGAGCAGAAAACAATTATTTTTTTACCACTTTGTTGAAAGTCGCGTATATAATCAATCGCTTCTTTTACCTTTCCTTTGGCCGTAATCTGACGAAGTAGTGTTAGCTTTACCATCGCAGCGCTCCGCATGGCATTTTTGATATTTTTATCTGTAGATTCTTTGTATTTTTTCAAATACTCCTTCAGATTGTTTTCGGCCAACTGGTATTCTTGTCGGTTACTAATATCAATCGTAATCAATTGTCGAACCTTATCAGGCAGTTCCTTGAGTACTGTTTTCTTTTCCCGGCGAAACATGCATTTTTCGTAAAGCATTGCGCTCAATACTTTCAAATTACTTGCTTCAGTTGGACCAGCACAGAATTGTTTTCCAAAATTGATAGATCCTCCGAAATCTTCAAGTCGGTTTATAATTGACAGCTGAGGTACCAGGTCTTTTGGTTTGTTGACGATCGGCGTTCCGGTCAGTCCAATAACATATTCTTTTCCTTGAGCTATTCCCTTAC